CTATGTAGACCAGCTGATACTGGGCACCGGGCCGCAGATGACAGCAACAGAGGTTGTCCAGCGCACAGAAGAAAAAATGAGATTGCTGGGGCCGCTCACCGGCAGACTGAGCCAGGAGCTGCTGCAACCGCTGATAACCCGCGTCTATAGCATCCTGTCACGGCAGAAGGCATTTGCCCCGGCGCCAGACTTTATGCTGAACCAGAACCTAGAAATTACATATGTGAGCCCATTAGCCAAAGCACAGCGTCAGGGCGATATCCAGTCTATGACACGCCTGCTAGAGCTCATGACACCGCTCAGCCAGCTAGACCCATCCATTATGGATTATGTGGATAGTGACGGTATATCGCGCCACCTCATTAAAATCCTGTCAGTGCCTGCCACTGCCGTGCGCGGCGACCAGGAGGTTGCTATTCTGCGCGCTCAGCGCCAAGAGCAACAGCAAGCAATGGCACAGCAGCAGGAGATAATGCAAACAGCTGAGGCCGCCGGCAATGCCGCGCCAATGGTTCGCGCGCTAGATGCAGCCGAGGCAGCTGAATAGTGACGCCAGAAGATACTTTACAGCTCTATAAGACCGTTTTTGGAAGCAAGGACGGCGAGAGGATACTTGAGGATTTGGGTGTTAGGTTTTGTGAGCACAGCTCGACATTCTCTAATGACCCGCATGAAACAGCCTACCGTGAAGGGCAGCGCACGGTTTTACTTTTTATCAGGTCTATGCTGCGTGACCGCAAACAATTAAAGGATATGATTGAAAATGAGTGATGAACAGGTAGCGGATGTCTCTGTATCAGAGGTAGCACCGTCTGTCGCCAGTGATTGGCGCACTAGCGTTCCAGAAGAAATTCGGGGACATAAATCATTAGAACATATTTCAGACGTAGGAGCGCTAGCTAAGTCTTATGTCAACGCGCAGTCAATGATTGGCGCTGATAAGATGGCGATCCCCGGCAAACACGCCACCGATGAGGACTGGGGCGAGGTTTACCGCAAGCTAGGCCGGCCAGATAGCCCTGATGGCTATGAGCTAAACAACGAAATGCCCGAGGGCGTTGAGCAGTCAGATGACATGATTGCCTGGTTTAAGACCGCCGCGCATGAGGCAGGGCTTACGCCGTCGCAAGCTCAAAAGCTTTTGGGCGGCTATAACGAGTTTCTAGGCAGTATGACCGGCGCTGATGAGGGCCAGGTGCAACAGCTCAGAGAAACAACCGAGATAGAGCTTAAAAAGGAATATGGCGCCGCATTTGAGGACCGCATCAATAACGGCAATGCTGCAATGCAACAGTTTGGCGATAGCGAGCTGTCAGAAATACAGCTGGCTGATGGCCGTCTCTTAGGCGACCATCCCGGCATTATTAAGATGATGGTGAACGTAAGCGAGTTCATTAATAACAAAATTGGTGAAGACAGCTTGGTAGGCACAAAGACATCCGGCGGCCTGACGCCAGATGATGCAAGGGAAAAGCTTGCAGAGATTAGAGCCCCAAGCTCGCCATACTGGGATCAGCGCCATCCTGAGCACGGTTTTTATGTGCAGGAAGGGCTGAGGTTCCAGGAGATGTTAAATGTCGGAGCATGAAGATAGAGAGTTCCGACTAGAAGTTCTGCGTCTAACGATGGAAACCGGCGCGCAAACCGTTATCCAGAACCCGTTAGAGCAGGCTGAAAGAAATTTGCAATGGTGTTTAACGCCGATTGACAAGCCACTGGCCCAATCAGCAAAGGCACTAAGCAAGAAACCCGGACAAGCTGCATAGCCCCGGTCGGCGCAACCGTACTGCAAAAACCTTTGTCCGTCATTCCGGCGGGTAGCAAGCAAAAACAACTGCAACGCAAAGGGAGACATTCACATGTCTGCACAAATCACCACCGCGTTTTCCCAGCAGTTTAGCGCCAACGTACAGCTGCTTTCTCAGCAGACCGGCTCGATCCTTCGGGGCGGCGTCGAAGAGGAATCAGTAGTCGGAGAAAAAGCTTTCTTTGACCAGGTTGGAGCAGCCGCTGCGATTAAACGCACATCACGCCATTCGGACACACCGATGGTTGAAACACCCCATTCTCGCCGCATGGTGACAATGGAAGCCTATGAGTGGGCTGACTTAATTGATGACGCTGACAAAGTACAGATGCTCATTGATCCAACAAGCACATATGCCAGAGCAGCAGCAGCTGCAATGGGTCGTGCAATGGACGATGCAATCATCGAAGCAGCAATCGGCGCATCACTGACCGGCAAAGCTGGCGCAACAAGCACTTCTATGCTTAGCGCAAACCAGATTGCTAATGGTTCAGCCGACCTAACACTGGCGAAGCTAATCACGGCCAAGAAAACTCTTGACCTTGGTTCAGTTGACCCATCAATTCCACGGCACATTGCTGTGGGGCCAGACCAAATTGAGGCGTTGTTAAACACCACATCTGTAACATCAAGTGATTTCAATACGGTAAACACTTTGCCTATCTAATCGGAAACGGTTAGATGAAAACTGCTCAAATTCGGGGAAGGCTGTAAAATGCTAATCCCGAGCCAAGCCCAGAAGTGGGAAGGTGTAGAGACTTGACGGGCAGGGCCGTAACGCCAAGGGCGACGGTCAAGAGAAAGTCCAGACCACGAACAGCAATAGCTGGCGGTGAAAACCGAAGTGGTACGGAAGGCACTTGTACAGGGTGAGATTAACACGTTCATGGGCTTCCAGTTCCATGTAACAACACGCCTATCTAAGACTGGCAACATTCGTAGCTGCTTTGCTTGGGCCCAGGACGGCATTAAGCTAGCGGTTGGCAAAGACGTACAATCACGCATCGATGAGAGAGCTGATAAGTCTTATTCTACTCAAGTGTATTACTGCGCCCAGTTTGGCAGCACTCGGATGGAAGAAGCTAAAGTTGTTCAAATCGACTGTGATGAATCAGCATAAGGGAGCTTAGAAAATGACTACTAAAAATTCAGACTTAGTGGCTAACTTTGAAGCCAGCCCTCATGTCTTCAGTGACGCTCAGAATCTGCACGGCGTTGTCCGTATAGCTTCTGGCAACATTGCGCTCGCAGCTGGTGACAGCACAAACGATGACATTGTAATGCTTGCCCCAATCCCAACTAACGCGAACATCATTAGTTTGCGCGTAGGTGCGGATGCCTTGGGTGGAAGCTGTACATATAATGTTGGTGCTTACACATCTGCCGGCGTTGTTGTTGACGAGGACTGTTTTGCTTCAGCTGTTGCTGATGGCGCAGCAATCGCAGAGCTACGCTATGAAGCGGCTGACCTTAATACCACTGGTCAGAAGCTACATATCATAGCCGGTGCAGCAGCAAGCGACACCACTGACCCAGGCGGTTACTACTATATTGCTGCAACATTTGCAGCAACTGGCGGTACGCTTGGCGATATGGCGTTCGTCATTGAGTACGTTGTAAACTAAAAACTAGGCCAGCTCAGCAATGGGCTGGCCTTTTCTTTCAAGGGATTTTTTATGGCATCAGTCGTTGATATTTGTAATAGCGCGCTGAATCAGATAGGCGCGTCTAATATTATCTCGCTTACTGAGGACAGCAAAGCTGCACGGTTATGCAACCAGCGCTATGAATTTGTGCGTGATGCTACCTTCCGGGCGCACCCCTGGAACAGTCTGACAACCCGCGTTGCTCTAGCGCCGGATACTGCAACGCCTGTGTTTGAGTTCACGCAACAATTTACACTGCCAACAGACCCGTTTTGCTTGCGGGTGCTGGGGCTAAGCGATGCTAATATCCTGTACCGCATAGAAGGGCGCAAGCTGTTGTGCAATGAAAGCACAATACAAATGCTATATATAGCGCGGGTTACAGACATAAATGAATATGACACGCTGCTAACTGAAACGCTCGCCGCAGCGCTGGCATCAGACTTAGCCTATCCGCTGGTTGGCTCATCAGCGCTCGGCGCTAACATGTACAGTCTTTATCAGACAAAACTGACAGAGGCTCGGTTTGTTGATGCGACTGAGGACAACGCAATTAACACATCTGTTGTGAATGAAAGCAGAACTGTTGCTGCTGATACCTTTATAAATTCGAGGTTTTAAATGGCTAAGGCGTCACCAGCGTTTACTAACTTTACAGCCGGGGAGCTGAGCCCAAGGCTCGATGGCCGGACGGACCTGCAAAAATACTTCAATGGCTGTAAGAAATTACAGAACCTTATTGTCCATCCGCATGGCGGCGCTAGCCGGCGCCCCGGCACTATCTTTGTGCGTGAAGTCAAGAACAGCGCTCATAACGTGCGCCTTATTCCTTTTGAGTTTAACGTCGAGCAAACCTATATTTTGGAGTTTGGCGACCAATACTTTAGGATTCATAAGGATGGCGGCACGGTTGTTGATGGTAGCAGCGACCCCATCGAGGTCACCACGCCATACGCGCATACCGACCTTTCCGGGCTAAAATTTACCCAGAGTGCTGATGTTATGTATGTGGCGCACCCTGACTTCGCGCCCCGCAAGATAACCAGAACAAGTCACACAGCCTGGACAATCACCGAAGTTGTTTTTCTGAGAGGCCCATTCCAAGACGAAAACACAACAGCAACAACATTTCTGGCATCTGGGCGCACTGGTAATGTCAATGTAACAGCGAGCACTAGCACGTTCGTGAGCTCGGATGTTGGCCGGCTTATCAAAGTTCACGATGGTGTAACAAAAATCACCGGGCTAACTAGCGCTACTGTGGTTGCAACAACGGTGCAAACTAACGCAGATGGCCGCGCAGAGCTTATGCCAAGCTATGCAGCGACAACGCTGTCAGCCCATGAAGGCGACCCGTCATCAACCGGGCTAGAACATAATGACCGATACCAAGATAGTGCCGGGCAATTCGTAGAGCAGGGCTTTAAGGTAGGGCAGAAGGTTACAGTCACCGGTTTTACGACAGGCGCGAATAACCAGTCATCAGCGATTATTGTTAAAGTTACTGAAGATACACTGCTTCTAGCGCCCAGCTCCGACCTTGCAGATGAGGCTGCTGGTGACAGCGTGACGATAAGCGGCGACCTTGCTGCGAACACAGACTGGGCACTGGGCGCGTTTTCAACGACCACCGGGTTTCCGTCTGCCGTTGCTTTTTATGAACAGCGTCTTGTGTTTGCCTCAACCACAGCACAGCCGCAGACTTTGTTTTTCTCTGTGGGCGGTAGCTTTGAGGACTTTGCTGCCGGCACTGACGCAGATGACGCGCTGACATACACGCTAGGCTCAAACCAGGTAAACATCATTAGATACCTACAAGCTGGCCGTGTGCTGCTTGTCGGCACTTCTGGCGGTGAGTTCGTGGTTACAAGCTCTGAGGATGCGCCTCTGAGCCCCACAAACGCTGTTGTGAAGCGTCAGGCCACATATGGCTCGGCAGACATCCAACCTGTGCAGGTGGCTAACGTGACGCTGTTTGTGCAGCGCGCCAAGCGTAAACTGCGCGAGCTGGTGTTCGACCTCAATACAGATAGCTATCAGGCGCCCGATTTAACACTGCTTGCTGAGCATATTACAGACACCGGCATCAAGGAGATGTCACTGCAACAAGAGCCGGACAATGTGGTCTGGTGCGTTTTAGAGAACGGTTTGTTTTCTGGCATGACCTACCGGCGCGAAGAGAACGTGATTGCCTGGCATGAGCATATTATTGGCGGCCGCTCTGGCGCTTGCACTATCACGGTCAGCGACTATGCCAACATAGCCACCGGCACCACGCTAAAATTTACCAAGAGCGATGGCACCACGGTTACATTTACATCCGAGGCGGCTGGCGGTTCTAGCCCGGCATCAGCAACAGGCCTTCGGCCAAACGAATCCAATAATACAACAGCTGACAATATCTTTACAGCAGTGAACGCTCACGCTGACTTTACAGTATCCAACCCGGCAGCAGCGATTGTCACTATCGAAGAGACAAGCCCTACACCGACAGGGTTCCTGTCATGCGTTAGCTCGGACACTACCAGGCTGGCAACGACAGACCAGACACATGCGCTAGTCGAAAGCGTGGCAACGATACCCGGCGACCTTAACGAAGATGACACTTATCTGGTTGTTCAGCGCACAATTAACAATGCAACAAAGAGATATGTTGAATATTTTAGCAGCTTTGACTTTGGCTCAGATGTTGAGGATGCGTTCTTTATTGATAGCGGGCTTACATACTCCGGCACTGCGGCGACATCAATCAGCGGCCTCGGTCACCTCGAAGGCCAGGTTGTGTCTATCCTTGCGAATGGCGCAACCCATCCGAATAAGACGGTAGCATCAGGCGCAATAACTTTAGACTTTGCTGTGACGAAGGCCCATATCGGCCTTAATTATAATTCAACATTACAGACTATGCGAATTGAGGCGGGCGGCACAGAGGGCACGGCGCAGGGCAAAACTAAGCGCATCCATGAAGTGGTGCTTCGATTGTTCAGAACCGTTGGCGTTAAGGTGGGAAGCTCTGAGACTGAGCTAGATAGAATACCCTTTAGATCGTCGGCTCAGTCGATGAGCGCGGCTATTCCTTTATTCACAGGAGATAAGGAGAGCGAGTTTAGAGGCGGGTTTGATACTGACGGGTTTGTTGTTGTGCAACAAGACCAGCCGTTACCGCTCACGGTTATTGGCATTTTCCCAAGATTGATAACCTACGACCAGTGAGAATTATAGCATACGAGCCGGAACATCTGCATGAGCTGATGGACGGAGACTTAAATGACGGCGCAGTTAAAAACATAGGATATATGAAGGCCTACGCCCAGACGCTAAACCAGCCCGGCTGGTCATACACACTGGTCGAAAACGGTCACATCATCTGCTGCTCTGGCATTGTCGATATGTGGCCCGGTGTAGGTGAGGCTTGGTTTATAGCCTCTAGCAAGATCCATGAGAATGTCAGGCCGTTCATACGATTCGCAAAGACGGACATTATGGAAAAGGTCACGACAGAAAATAATCTCTGGCGAGTGCAGGGCGTATGCAAGGAAGACTGGCCTGCCGCACGGCGGTTTGCCCGGCTAATGGGATTTAAAGAAGAGGGGCTGATGCGTAAGTATGGCCCAGAACAAGCCGATTACATCAGAATAGCAAAGGTAACATAGATGGGCTTTTTGTTTGAATATCAGGCCGGCCAGCAGGAACAGGCCGCATATAACTTCAACGCTGATATTAATGAGCGTAATGCAAAGGCGGCTGACCAAGAGGCAGCGCAGCTGGTATTCACAGAAGAGCAGAATATTGTGCAGTTCCGTGAGGACTTCTCCGACCTGCAAGATGCAACAAATCAGGCCTTTCGCTATAATGGCTGGATTGCTGAGGAAGGCACACCGCTCAAAGTGGCTCTAGCTAATGCACAAGAGGCCGATGCAGAGATAGAAACACGCCGTTATAACGCGGCTGTGGGAGCTCAGACCATAAGCGAGCAGGGTGTTGAATCGCGTCTGCAAGGCCAGCTTAACCGTATGTATGGCAAGGCTGCGTCAACCAGAGGCAAGGCGCGCGCAGTGCAGAGTCTAATATCATCAGGAACAGCGATAGCGAGTGTATCATAGATGAGAGTTCCAACATACAAACAGCAGACGGCCGGAACAGAAAAAACT